CATCTCGCTTGTAGCCAAGATAGCCGAGCTCGTCATTATTTTGCAGAACGATATCGTATGCGCCTGCCGGCAGCGTTGCGAGGTCGTAAGCACTCCTGAAGCTTGTATTATCGCCCAAATCAAGCGTTTTGCGCCCTGTGCGTGCCGATATATCAACAAGCGGTGCTGCTTGCTTGGCAATTTCCGCTTTATCTGCGGTGGTTAGAACATAATCGCTGCCATTGTCTCCCTTGTCGCCTTTGGGACCTTGTTCACCCTGTGGGCCTTTAGCACCCTGTTCGCCTTTAGCCCCTGCAGGAATTGTGAAATCAATCACCGCGGCGCTTTCCGTGCCGGAATTAACAACGCTTGCCGCACTGCCCGCTTCACCTGTGGTAACACTGCCCACCGCTATTGTGGCGGCTTTGCCGTCCTTACCGGGTGCTCCGTCTGCTCCGGGTGCTCCGTTGAACTTGCCACTGTCGGCATCATTACGCACGGATTGAGCTATTTTTTGTGCTTCCTCGGCAGCTTTGATAACCTGCATATACTCGCTCGGTGTAGGGTCGGTTTCATCGCCTGAATGAACAGTTGCATTATTGTAAAAACCGACTGTGTTTGTGGTAATAATGAATGTATCATTGTAAGCGTTTTTTTGTCCCTCGGTTGAAATCATAATATAGCCGGGATTGCTCAATACCTCGTGCGGTATAAAGCACTTGCAATCCTCACCGAGCGTTTGCGCCTTTTCAACGCCTGTTGTCTTGTTTTTGAAAAACGCACGCTTATTACAATCTTTCCAATCATCGGAAATGTAATTAAATGCACATTCTATGTAACGCCTTGTGCCCTCAAAAGTGGCTATTTCTTTGCTTGCGGCTAAATTCTGTCCGTCAACAAGCAAGTTAATTGTGAGCTTATCAATCATTGTTATTCACCTTTGCCATATAGCACCTGCAACCGTAATGCGGTTTCGGAGGCACTTTATCGATTTTGTATATTTTCCCATTTCGTTTTATGCATTCGGCACACACATTTTTATCTGTTTGGGAAACCCATTTCAGCTTTGAAACGCCCTGAGCCTTAAAAGCGGTTGTTCTTGCTTTATCAACAATCATTACGCCATATTCCTCAAATTGCTTTTTCAGCCCGCGTGCAAGTCGCTTTTGAGCTGTCATAGCGTCTATGCCGTTATACGAATAATCGTTGTCTTTAAGGGTTATAAGCGTTTCAATATATCGTTGTTCCTTGCGTTTCAGTTCGTTATAGTACACATATTGTGTGACTATGTAATACTCGTTAAGCCACTTTTTTACTTCGTCCTCGGTTATATCCTGCCTATAAGCTTTGGCATTACGCAAAAGCATAGTAAATGCGGCTTGTTCGATTTTATAAAACGCTCTTTCTGTTTCTTTTTTTATCTGCTTAACAGAAGTTTTCGACAATCTAAGCCGCAAATTGTTCAAGATTATGTAAATCTTTTTTGCGAGCTTTTCGTTATCGTCAAGCAGTTGTTGATACGGAGTTGTCATTTTGCTCCTTTATTGGGTCTTTGCCTGTGTTTTTCCCGCTTGCTGTGAAGCTGTCAGGCTCTGTATTTTCGCCTTTTGGCTCATCGCCCATATCGGTATCATCTTCAAGCGAAAACTTCCATTTGTCGAGGTAGGGCAGACTGTCAAGATATGCTTGCCCGCTATCGTTAAACAAACCGCAAAGTTTAAATGCAATACTCGGATGAACACCCGCAGTAAGCATTCCGTTAAGCGCCTGTACCTTAACAAGCAGGTTATCTGTTCTGTTGCGGTTGAATTTAATCTCGATATCGGAGAGGCTTAAAGATTTAACTTCTTTAGGCGCATTTTTACTGTTGCCGATGATTTTTAAAACGATTTTTAAAAATTCCTGTTCGGATTGCTTGAATATTTCCTCAAATGCCTGCGCCTGCGTTTCGGCGATGTGCCAACCGTTGGAATACATAATCGCTTCGCCTGTATTTCCGCCTGTTGATTGTTCTCTGCCGGGAACGCCCGCTATTTCAAGCATTTCTTTTGTGAAATCGTCAATAATTGTCTGTGTGTTGCTTTGGTTAAGCTCGGAAGCAAGCCACTCAACGGTTGCTTTTTTATCAGGGGTGACATCCGTTGTATTCAAGCAACCTTTTACCATAAGCTCGTTAAATTGTTCATCGGAAACCTTAACATTGTTAATCCACAGAATGGCCTGTATGAATTGTGCAACGCCGTTTACTCTGTCGCTCGATACGGTATTGATGGCGTTAATAAGCTTGATAACGCGCTCGAAAGAACCGCAACGCGCTTCGTCTGCGTCATATTCAACAATGGGTATAATTCCCATACCGTTTTTTTCGGATTTTAATATTTGCCAACCCATTGACGAACCCGCAAGCTCAAAATACTTCTCGTCTGTGTAGCAACCTAATGTGACCTCGCCTGTGTTGGTAATGACAAAAGTGCCTGCCAATACTTTCTGCCTTTCAACCGTATTGGCATAAACAACAAAAGTGTATTCGCTTTCGGGAATGTAAATCGAAAAAGAGGAAATCTCATTATCATCGTTTATATTCGCGGTTACAAGCCGATATCCCACGCCGCCCGTGAAAAATTCATCGGAAAGCTTTATATCCTTGCTATTCTTTGCCTGCTCGTACATCATTTCGTTAAGCTGAGCAACGGCAATATCGGTTTGTTCCTCAAGAGTGCTGTTCTTTCCTGCGTTGCGGATATCTTTTCTTGCACGCTGAATGTATGTTATCGGGTCGCCGAAAGTAAAGCCTTTCTTAAACTCCTTAATCTCGTGGGCGTGGTTTACAACAACGCGGTTATTGATATCGCCGCGTACTTTCTTATTGCGTTGCAATATCGGTTGTAAACCCTTTTCGTAGTTTTTCAGCATTTTGATTTTTCGGTAGTTCTCGTAAATATCGAAAATCAAATCGTTAAGAACATCTTGTATATTGCTTTCGTCAATCCTCGTGTAGTCAGTATAAAGCTTTATTCTGCCGTTGAAGTCGGTTTTTTCCGTTGCAACGGGGCTGTATTCTTTGATTGAGTTCCAAGTCTTAAACATAAATGCTCCTAAATAAAAAAAGAGCCACAAAATCAATCGTGACTCTCAGGCTCTTCAAGATGTATTTCAAATGTACGGTGGCAAAACTTGCAATAGGGGAATACTGTGCCCTTTGTATCTTTTCCCACCTCAAGTAATTTCTTTTTATATCCTCGCCGCAAGCATTGCGGACAATAAATAATTTTTCGTTCCATAATATGAGAGGGGCAGAGTATTTATTGTGTTCGCCCTCTGCCGTGGCATCGAAAAAAGAAAAATAAAAAGGAAGTTCAGCGTGTCGCTCTCACGCAATTCTATTATAATTTATAAGCTTACAAAATATCAACAGTTTATAACGCGTAGTTGTTGTTAAAAGACAACTTAAAACAATCTATCCATAATTTTTATGTTCTCAAATGAGATTTTCTCTTTCATCATAGCTAAAGAAGCCAAACTGTCAGGCGCGTCATCGTGTTTGTTCTTGCCCTCAACAACGAACGAAAAAACGCCTTGCATAAACAACGCATATTCTTTGTTTCGGCTGTCCGTGCTCCGAAAATACATTTCTCGTATTTCGGGCGCGCGCTCAAATATTCGGAATTGCTTCTTTTGTCGGCTGTATGCATACCCGCCGTTCATATTGCAATAATAGTTACGCTTTTTCAGTAATTCGGCTACATCGTTCATATATGCCTCGCCGCCCTGGTTAAATTCAAAATCCGCCATTTTTACATTATTGCGAATTATCGCATTTGCAATCAAGGGTTCGGTAACGCGCTTATCACCGTTATTGAACACAACATCGTGAATATATATGCGGTCGCCGTATTGGTAAGCAATAGGAAATGAGGTATAGTCGCCGCCGCCGAACGCAAGGTCGCCAAAAGCAAATACTCTGTCGGGTTCTGCATCGGGAAGCGTGCCGTTGTAAAAATTCATTGTATCGGATGTAAACAATGTGCCTTGTCTTTCAACGGGTTCACCTTGAAACTGAGCAAGCCAAGAAGCCATATCGTTATTGGCCTCGAACGAAGCGCGGCGCTCCCGGAAATATTCGGTGCTGAAGCCAACGCCGTAAGCATAATTAAAATTACTCTCATCGTTTTCATCAAGCGCAGGCAAATTGATAATCTTATATCGCGTATTTTTAAATGCGGAGTTTGTTTCAAGTAAACTCATCCTACGGCCCGCAGGGTCTGTCAAGCTCCACCTTGTGCCTATCCAAAGCTTTTTTGCCTTTTCCTTTGTACGAGTAACAAGGTTGTTATCCACTTTGCTCCACGCACTATCAAGGCGGTTTTTGTTGAGCGCTTCCTCAATGCCGCCTATAAGGTCATCGGACACAAGAATACCGTCGCAGTCACAAGCACCGTTAAGCGTTCCGTACAAAGAGCGCGCGGTCATAGTAGGATAACGCTTTTTGCGTTTCAAATCCAATGTTTCCATTGCGGCATTTGTTGCCACTATATTTATATCCGGGAACACATCGCCCCACAGATAAGTAAGGTCATCGTTTAATATCTCCAATATGCCATTATAGAATGCCTGCGTTATTGTATCGGAAAACGCACTGTAAAGGTTACTGCTCTCGGGTCGTTTACCGATAATCCAAGTCATAAAGAATGACACAAGCGTTGTTTTCCCAACTCTCGGAGGCATTGACAAAAACAATTCGTCAAGCTTATCATCCGCCAACTCCTGCATTGCGATAACTACGGGAAGCATTACCTTTCTGCGCGGCAGATAAAAGCGTTTGTGTGGCGGTCTATTCAATTCCACATAAAGCAAATAGCTGTCAAAATCATACGGTGCAGCACACAAAAGCGCCGCCTTATAAAGCTTGTGAAACTCCAAAGCCGCCTTTGTGTCGCCTATGGATTGTTTTTTGATGTTTTTACGGCAAAGGGCTATAACTCGCTTGACAACCTCTAAATCCTTGTCATTTCGCCCCACATCAAGCAACATAGACACATATTCAATTTTAGTCATATCCTTTGTCCGGATAATCTGCTCGGCTAACTTATTCATAGGCATAAAAAAAAGAGCCACAGTTTTTTTACTGCGGCTCTCGTGGGCTCTCTCTTATTTATTATGTTCGTTGATAATCCTATAAAGCGATGTTCGCCCCACGCCTAAGCACTCGGCAAACTCTGCTCCTTTTATTTCTCCATTACAATATTGTGCGTACAATCTTTGGTATTCTTCTTCATCATAAGTCTTTTTCGGCCTGCCGAATTTCGTACCTTTCAGCTTTGCGGCCGCTATGCCCTCTCTTGCTCTTTCCAAGGTTTGCTCTCTCTCCAACTCACTAAGCGCGGCAAAAACCGTCAACATAAACTTTCCTTGCGGTGTAGATGTATCAATATTTTCTTTCTGCACCACAAGCTCAACATCTTTTGCCTTTAAGCAATCAACTATACTGAGGAAGTCTCTTGTGCTCCTTGCAAGCCTTGATATACTCTCAACTATAAGCACATCGCCCTCTCTTACATAGCTTTCCATTGCTTTAAGTGCGGGCCTCTCTCTTTTTGCACCGCTCTCCTTATCTACGAATATCTTTTCAACGCCTAATCTCTCCATAAGCAAATCTTGTCTATCCGTATGCTGTTGAGCTGTGCTCACTCTTACATATCCTATTTTCATTTTTCCTTTTTCCTTTTCTTTTTTTCTTTGTGTTCATTATATCACAAGCTGTTCAACAAGTCAACACTTTATGAACACCTTTTTGCTTTAAATGTGGTTACGGAGCTAAGACAACCTTTTATTATATCCATTCTAACCCCCTCCCACCCCTCGGGCTAAATCTTCGCTTGATATTCAAAAAACTATAGTTAATTGAATGGCTTTATTTCAATTCATAAAACCCCAATTTATATATTTTTGAATTGTTCAAAGTTATAAAGGGGTTAATTGAATAGCTATTATATTATTATTCAGCTATTGAATAATTCACATAAATATTAAATAAAATAATAACATCTATCTTCATAGTGAGAACTTGGTTATATATCTTGAATACTCACATACTAAGGGGTATAATTAAGCTATATATATTGAGAGCTGATAACAAGAATATAGCTATACTAATGATGATATAACATATTGAAGAATTGAAAAATAAATGATGAATGAAGAAATAAATATTTATAATAAAAAATATATAATTATTAAAGATAGTTATTGACATATGCCATTGTATATGTTATAATATAGATAAGTTAAGGGAATTAAGAACCTTAGCTAATACGGTGGCAAGTGCCAGAAAGGAGAAAAGATGGACGATTTGAGTAAAATAGATTCTTTCGGCTTTGTTCTCAGCCTTGAAGCGCTGCTAAAGGCGGGCGAAGTAGACGAAGCAATTAGGATACTCGATAAATTGATTAAGGAAACCGAAAACAAAAGCTCGAACGATTAAGCCCGAGCGATAAATAAAAAACCCCGACAATAAAAGCCGGGGAAATCAGGTAAAAAGCAATATATAAGCCGCGCGGTGCGGTACTTGCCGCCATCCGTCAGCCGCTTATATATTGCAAATACAATATAACACATTTAAAACAAAAAGGCAAGAAAAAAAGAGCGTAACCCCCCCGAAATAATGGAAAGAAAAGAGGGAAACGCTCCGGAGCCAAGAGAATGTTAAAACCCTTTAGCATTTGTATTTTAACATTCTTTGAACTCAAAGTCAATAAGAAAAGGAGATAAAAAGGATGTTAAAGACAATTGAACAGGTAGAAGAAAGGTTAAACAATAGGAAGTGCCGCAGCGCTTGGGACAAAGGCGTTAACGCTTATGCGCTCGAACTGCTCGACAATTTGGCCGCCGCTCTTGCGTGGCAGCAGTTAGAACAAATCCCGGAAGATTGGAAAACCTGCAAGGCTGATATACTCAACGGTGCGGACGATTGGAATGCGTTCTCTTGGGGTGGTTCTTCCTTGATATATGATTACGATATCGCCGAAAGACTTTGTACGCCATCCGAACTAAAAAGAACAAAGAACGGCGAAAGGAAGCCCAACGCCCGGGAGGATTGGCTCGACGCGCAAGCAAGGGCGTTATATCAAGCTTGGCGCCGCTTATACTCAACAATATATTTTGATTAAACGCTTTTAAGGGGCTGAGCGCATCAACCCCATTCCACTAACAGCCGGGTGGGCTTAAAACGCAGACAAGATATAAAAAAAGAAAGGAAGTTATAAAAAATGTATGATGAAAAATGCAAATACATCGAGGAATTAAGCGACCAAATAGAACTTAAAAAAACGCCTCAAGAGATTGAGGAAGCGCGCAAAATTCATAAATTGACAAACGCGCAATTGCACTTTGAATTATATAGCAATCTTCAAAGCGCATATAATGCAGTTGCCGAGATGATAAACCGAATATATCACGGCAAGGGCGAAATTGATACATACACACTCATCCGTTTGTACGATATCAAAGAGGACATTTGGAATATAATAGACAACGAAAAATAAAAAGCCGAACGGGCTATAAACGCAGAAAGGAAAAATAAAAATGAAAACAAATCATTATTATTATAACGAAAATACAAATGGCGTTTAAATTATGCTTTTGTGCAAGGCTTAGACACCAAAGAATTAAAAAGAATATACGAACTCGGACCGGCTGAATATCAGAACGAAATCGATGAGCGAGAAACTATAGAAATTAGGTAAACGCAGAGTGACCGCCCTTTATGGGCGGGTAATGCGGCTTAGAGCGGTCACAAGTCCGCCGCAAAAAAAGGAAGTGAAAAAATGGAAGACAACTTATATCATTTCGCCCCGGTGGAGTGTTTCGCGGCTGATGAGCCTTGCGACGAGGCGGAAGTTGAGCAGCTCGCGAACACCGCCGCGCAGGCGGTAGCCTTCGCAGGCTTGCAAGCAACAGAAGCAATATACACCACCGCGCCGCAGCTCGTGCGCGTGCATTTTGACCTTGATTTTGCATCTGCTTATAGAGTGTCAACGCTTTTAAGCAGAATTGAAAAAAGTTTAAATGCTTACTTGAACCGCAACGGCTGCCGCTGTTATCTTGACAACGGCCTAACTATCGAGATACCGAGAGCGCAGCGGCAAACGGTGCGCATGCGGCAATTCTTGACAACGAAATATGAACCCCTGCGTTTGCCCGCCGTCCTCGGCATTGACAGCAACGGCAACCAACTTGTTATTGACCTTGCCGACGCTCCGCATTTGCTCATTGCAGGGCAAACCGGCAGCGGCAAAAGCGTTTGTTTAAATGATATTTTAGTATCAATTTTACAATTTGAGCAACCCGCGGATGTTAAATTTCTGCTTATTGACCCAAAGCAAGTAGAATTGTCAAAATATGCATGTATCCCGCACCTCGCGGGGCCGATTGCAACAACACCACAAGAAGCATTAAATGCGCTGCACTGGGCAGTTGACGAGATGGAACGCCGCTATACAATATTAAGGCAACGAGGAGCGGCAGGACTTGACCTTGTGCCGGGTCTCTTTCCTCGCCTTGTTATTGCTATTGATGAGCTTGCCGACCTTATCCAAGCGAGCAAAAAAGAGGTTGAAACGCTTATTTCAAGGCTTGCGGCCAAAGGTAGGGCGGCGGGTATTCACTTGATTGTTGCCACGCAATACCCAAGCGCAAAAATCATAACCGGCGCAATAAAAGCAAACATCCCAACGCGCATAGCATTCAAGACTTCTTCAAACTCTGATAGCCGCGTTATACTTGATATGGTAGGAGCTGAAAAGCTCACCGGCAAGGGTGATGGCTTGTTCTTTGCACCTGCTTCAAGCGTTCCGCAACGCTTCCAAGCTTGTTACTTGTCACCCGAAGAAATCAACACGGCTTGCCATTATGCATGGCTTAATTCGCCGCAGGGAAGGAGGGGAACAAATGGAGGAGAAAAAAAACACACCGCAGGCGCGGTATGCAAGAAAATATTTAAAAAAATATTCGCTTGAATTCAACACGCGCACCGATGCGGATATCATAGAATTTTTTGATTCTGTGCCGAACAAAAGGCAGCTTCTTTTAACTTTGCTGCGTGAAGAAATGGAAAGAGTAGAAAATTCCCGCTAACATTAGTTAGCGGGTTATTTTTTTACCCTTTTTTCTTTCGTTTTTTCGACCCTCTGTAATCGCCTGTGAGCCGTTTTTATTTTTATGTATAAACTTATATTCCTTTATTTCAAAAGCTTGTTGTGCGTTGCCCTGTGGCTTGCCGTGTGCTTTTCTGCCGTTAGTCTGTGGTGCGGTGTGCTCTCATCGGTGCTCACAATATCGCCGTTGTTTCGGTGCCACCGGGCGTGCACCCGTGCTTTACTTTTTTTCCGCCCTCATTCAAAAGCCCGAAAATGTAAGTACGCGATTTTTACGATTTTTTCAAAATTGTAAGTACGCGATTTTTCGCTTTTTTTGAAAAACGCTTGTTGTTGTTGGCAAGGTGTGATATCATAATAACAAAGCACGCAAAAACCGCTGATTGGAGACTGAGATAATGGATATAATTCATATAGATGCTGCCTCTTATGACAAGCTTATGAATTGGCAAGAAGAAAACCGCGAACTTGTCAAGGCGATTGCACCATACAACAAGTATTATTTTCGGCGGGCGGAAGTTGTTTTTACCGATTCTAATATTGTCGGTTATTTCGATTTCAAGCGCGATTTGTTGCGGCTTCGCATTAAGCGAAATAAAAAGCAAATCGCTAATTGTCATATTGTGCCAAAGCCTGATGACTTTAATAATGACTACGGAATATATTTTGATTTAACGACTAACGATGAAAGCCTATCATATGATGACACTTGCGATGTTATTCAAATTGTCGCCAATACTTACATTGCTTACAACGCGTTGCTTATATACGGCAATCTTGTTGACGGTTCATCCATAACCCCGAGAACAAGAACAGAGAGCGGCGACAAGCATTACTTCGTAAGAGAATATGACAACAAGATTTACGCTGTTTCCTCGCACGCTCACCGCTCACCCGAAGGTGTGTTCAGCGTTCGTGGGCATTTTCGCAAGTACAAAAGCGGTAAGGTGATATGGATTGACGAATATTTAAAAGGAACAGACAAAAAATAGAAAAGGCAAGGATTGCTCCCTGCCTTTTTTTCTTTTACTTTTCGCTTTTAACAAAGTCCGCAAATCGCTTGTATTTGGCAATTTCACGGCAGGCACGCCGCCAAGTGCGGTAAACACTTGACTTGTCAACGCCGAGCTTGTCTGCCGCTTCTTTGAGCGTTTCGCCGTTGCTTATAGCCTTGTACACGGCAGCTTGCTTGCTCGTCAATAGGTTGTCGGCTATGTACTCATTCGTTCGGTTGTACTTCAATTTCTGTCACTCCTGCATCAGCCTCAAGCAGCTTTGTTATTTCATCGTTTGATTTGGCTTTTTCAAGCAAGGTCTGCGCGGGTTTTATGGCGTGCTCTATTTCATCTTTAAAGCCGTAGTTGTTCTTCAAGTTGAATATTGCAATAGCCGGATTCACATTGCCGTTGAGCGACCATTCGGTAAGGAGCGCGAGCAGTACTCCTTCTAACCTTGCCATAGATTGTTTGCGGCGCTCGGATATACCCATTTCGCCGCGTTGCCAAGCATCATATATCGGCTTGCCTATGCCGCAAGCGGCGCAGAAGCCCTCTCTCGTTGGGCGTAGCTCCTTTTCTTCGCAAAACTCGAAATATTCCACAATGCGTTTTTCAAAGGCTTCATCGTCTTTGTCGCTTGCCGATATGATACTCCATCCGAGTAAGTCCTTGTACTTGCCGACTGTTTCCGCCATATATTGACGGCGCAGGCTCTGCGAATATGACGGCATTAACGCACCACCTCTTTAAGCTGATTTATAACTTTTTTGACTTCTACTAATATCTCGGCGGTAGTCCATTGCTTGCCGCCTTTGCGTGGCAAGTCGGCGTAATAGTCATTTGCGTGGGCGTAATCCCAACCTATCCAACGGCCTTGTTCCGTTCGCATATCTGAATCAATAATTAAGCCGTCCGAATCGTATGTTATATCGCCGTGGCAGTCTACATCTGCATTATTCACGCTTTCGTTTTCGTGTAATTTTACATATGCACACGGATGTGTGAAATATGAGATTATGCGGTATTCATATCCGTTGTAAGTACCGCCCGCCAACACTTCACTCGCGCCAAACTCCTGTGGGATTTTATATTCCATTTCTTTTGCTTCTTCCATTTTTTTACCTCACTTTTCTGCGCCTTGTAGGGCATTGATATTTACGATGTTTTTCTTTTGCTTTTTCGTGCTCGCGCAGGCAATGCCACGAACACAACAGCCTTTGATTGTTGGAATATTCGCCTGCTTTGTATGCCCAATTCGTGCGGTCATTGCACATAAAGGTGTTGCCACATACCGGGCATTTGAAAATATTTTGATAAATTTCTCCGTTCCTCACAATCATATCGTTACCTGCCTGTGCTGCCGAAACCGCCGTTACCGCGTTCTGTTTCCTCGAATTTCTGTACTAAGCAAATGTTCGGAATGCTTATCTGCATAACAACAAGCTGCGTTATTTTGTCGCCGCGCTTAATGGCATAATCCACATTGGAGTGATTGTATAGTTTTACGGCAATGCTGCCGGTGTAACCAACATCAATAACACCCTCGCTTGTTATGCTATATTTTACATTCAGTCCGCTTTTAGACTTTAAAAAGCCTGCTGTGTTTGGCGGCAACTCAATATGTACGCCCGTGTCGATGCTGATGCTGCCCTTTGCAGGCACAACCGTATCAATCGGTGATAACAAGTCAAGTCCTGCATCTGTTGCGTGTCCTCTTTTCGGCATTAAAGCCTTTTCGTCTAACATAATGTTCATATTGTTTTACTCCTTTTCGTTCATGTTTTCTCGTAAACAAAGGTCTTGCAGTTTGCTAAAGCACGCCTCACACATATCAAGTTTTCTCAGTTCAATTTTGGGAGGGCTGAAAAAAGATATATATTTTCTATAGCGCTTAAATTCGTATCTTTCCTTTGCTTTAGTGATTTCTTTGTGGCATATATCACATTCAATTATTTTGCGTTTCATCTTCTTGTTCCCCTTTGTCCGTGTCTATTATTTCTATAAGTGTTAAAAATTCTACACCAACTTCGTTAACATAAAAGGTTCTTATTTCATTGCCTATCAAGATTTCAAAGAATGTATCGTGTTTTTTCACAAACTCCATAAATAGCATTCTTCCACCCTCGGTATTTACTCTAACTTCAAGCATTATATTCATTGTTGTTCCGTAATTAAAGATATTATCGACTTTAACTACTTTGAGTGGCAAGCCTTTGTACGATACAAAACTATATTCTCGGAATTTCAATATCCTTTTGAGTTCTGAAATTTTACCTTTCATTTCTTTGTTTTCAATTTTTAATTTCTTATTGTCACCGGAAATAATCCCTATTTCTATTACCGCTAATAAAAGCAGTCCTGCAAGAAAAGCAATCATAACTTTCTATCCTTTTTCTTTCACCTCTGTATTGCAATCTTTGATAAATTTCTCATATTCCTCTGTTGTCATTTCTGCATCTTTGCCGTAACGAACACGATTTAATGCAACATCAAAATCGTAACAATAATTTGCAAGTACAATTTTCGCTTCTTCTTTGGCTTTTTTTACACACATATCAATATAATCTTGCTCCGTCATATTCCAATCTGTAGGTGCATCAACTACTGTTGAAATTCTGCAATATAAGCCGTTAGGTTGCTTTGCTGTTAGTCCTGCCATTATTCTTTTAACTCCACCAATATGTATTTGCCGTTCTTTGTCTTGGGTTGTTTCATTGCTAATCTCCTTTAGTTTTGATTCTGCTTCCTCTTTTGTAAAAAACACTACTTTGCCCAACATTAAGTCAATTCGAGTTTTGGATGTGAGTCTTCCAATAGGTGAAGAAATATACTCAATTTCAATCCACTCTTGCGGATTTGTGAAATAGTTATATTCAACTCTTGTTACTGTTGCTTCGCATATTTCATTTGAACTTCTATGTAAAAACCACACTTTTTCCCCAACATTGAGTGTCGGTTCAATAATGCGTGATTTGTCTTTGAAGCTATTACACGGTTCAGGTTTCCAATGCAATTGTTTCATAAGTTCACAGCACACATTGTAGTGGTAACAATCTTTACAAGTCATTTTTCTACCTCACCCCAATCTATCGCTTGCCCGCAGTTGGGGCAATAGTTGCCTGTATACTGCGAAACTGTTGATGAACACTTGGGGCATCGACCTTTATATTTATATCCGGTTGCTGAAGCACCTATAATTTCTTTTTCAATAGGCTTTTTAGATGTCTGCTTTTCTACGGCATTTTCAACCATATTCAAAGCCTCATTGATTACACCGCTTTCATACGGCATTTCATCTTTGATAATTTCAAATGCTCTTTGTATTGTCATTTCTTCAACTCCTATTTAATGCTTCAAGACAATTTGCAACGCAAATCCCATCTTTTATAAACTGTCCGTTACTATTCGGTCTTTTGTACTGTCCTGATAACCGACAATAATAAACGAATTTATTTTGCACATCCCTATCTCTCATTAGGCATTGACAATTTGTACAATAGAAACCACTCGGAACATTGATTTCTTTTCTATATAGAATTTTCATTTTTCCAACTCCTTTATTTTTGCTTCTGCTTCTTCTTTGGTGCAAAAAACTTTTTCACCAATATCCGAGCCGTCATTCTTAAAACGATACGCACAAATGCCGTGCTTTTTATCGTCACACAGAGCCATACATAAATTATCTTCTTTAGGACAATGACATCTTATGTCGGGTTCATCTAAAATCATTTTTTGCGGTATGTTTCCTCTATTTAAAACATAAATTTCATTTCCAACCTTACAAGGCAGTTCAATAATGCGTGATTTGTCTTTGAAATATTTGCAAGTCACATGATTATCAATACACGGAACTACTTGACAATCATGTCCTTTTGCAAGTTTTTCTGTTAATGCATCAGAATAGCATTTCTCATAATGGTAACAATCTTTACAAGTCATTTTTCTACCTCACTCCAATCTATCGCCTGTCCGCAGTTGGGGCAGTATTCGTAATCATCATAACCAAGTTCGTATTCCTCGTGGCAACAAGGGCACGCCCAACTGTCATAGATTAAATCGCCGTCATCATCAACGCCGTCACCCCATATATTAGGCTTTCTCGGTATCTGCTTGCCCACAGCACTCTCAACCGTTCTCAAAGCCTCATTGATTATTCTATTTCCCTGTGGTCTTACATTTTCAAAAATTTTCAATGCTTCTTGTATTGTCATTCTTCCATCCTTTCCGCTTCGTCAAGTCTTTGACAAGCCATTTTAAACTGTCTCCTTGCTCTATGTAGTCAATTTCTATCTTGCTCGTCATTCCTCTACCTCTTCTTGCAGCAGCCGATAAATATTATTATAATAATATCGTTTTGCTGCTTTAATCTGCGTTGCGTTTAAACCTCTGAGAGCTTCAACTTTAGATTGTTCGGATTTCCAAATTATAAAGGCTTTATTTGCCAAAAACTCTGCCATTTCCCCAACATTCATATTTTTAATTTTTTCATAGTTTGTCATTCTTGTACCTCGATATATTCAAGCACAGCTCTTCTACCTTTTTGCTCTCCATCAGCGAAAAGACAACATTCATCAATTGTTATGCTTTTAACATTTTCAATGATTTGTTCGTTTTCGCCCATTACTTTATATTTCAGTTTCATTTTGATTTTTCCTTTCTATATTTTAGTTGTAAAGCCGTTTTGCAAAAGCCATTGTTTAGCTTCTGCTTTTTGTTTTTTTGTACTCGCATCGATGTGGTATATACATTTGTAAACCGTTGCCCAAAAGACTTTATCTATTTTTGCGTATGGCAACCCGTACTTTGCATAAAATGCAAGTATTTTCTCTTTGTCTAAACTCAACAAAGCCTCGTCTCGGTCTTTTGTGAATTGTTCGATGCTATAAATGCTTTTCATTTTTCCGCCTTTCTTCTGCTATGTTGTTAAGTATATAAAACGCACACGGTATTGCTAAACTATTACCGAGCATTTTATATCTGTTCCCGTCACAATCAAGCTTGTTATACCACTTGATTAACTGTTGTTTATTTGGTATTTTATATTGTTTATTGCGAATAAGTTTGTCACGCTCATAAACCCCAAGCCAAAATGCATATTCATTGTCGGATAAGCTTTCAATTTTTGGTGTTTCAGTCCAACGGTCGGGAAACCCCTGCAAGCGTTCACATTCGGTCGGCGTAATGCGGCGCACAATCCATTTTTTGATTTCATATGCTACCGCAGATGGCCCTTTGGCAACAAGCGTTGAATTTATCCCGTTGTCGGTGATTTCAAAATCGTATCGGGCGTTTATACCTTGATTGAAGCCCGCTCTATCGATAGCATAAACAACAGCGTGTTTATCAACCGTATTAAGCGTGAATGACTTGTCCTTGTTTATGCCACTTCCGTTCGGTGCGTTCTTGTCAGTTCTGCCGATTGCTTTGCCTTGTATGCACAATACGGACGGCAATACACTACTCCGAAGTGTCGGTGCTTTTTCCTTTTCATATCCGATGCCGCAACTTTCGGCGGATGCGCGGTCTATAAAGCCTGCCGCATACAATACGCCATTGCAGTAGCCTGGGCGTGTTCCGTTGCAAAGCGTTGTTGCCACTTCGTCATATAGTTTTGTGCTCTCGGCTTTAAATCCAAGAGGAAAGCCTTTACAACATAACAAAGGCGGTCTTGCGGACTTTGCAAGCGTGCAACAAGGGCTATTTGCTTTTGGATTTGATGCGTTTGTTGGTGAAGTTACTTGTGTTGTGTCATAAGTATAGAGCATATCTTCATTGCTTGATTGCACCACAACGCTTGTGTAATCAGTAATTCTGTTATTGTGGTCGCCTGTTATAGTAGGGCTTATCTGTCCGTCTCCGTTTCCTCTTGCATCATAGCAATAGAAATTAGTGCCTCCTTTAGTTCTGTTGGAAGTTCTTTCTTTCGTCTGTCTGCTCTGCGCAATATTCCAAGGCACGCTTTCGGGCTTAAATAATATTTGCTCGGCACAACTGCCTCCAAAACTTGCGACAAGAAAGATGCGTTTTCTTCGTTGGGGCACTCCCCAATATTGAGCATCGAGCTGTCGCCAAGCGACTTGTACCCCCCCCGCATTGAACCATTCCGCTTTTTGCCCATTTCCCACATTCAGGCATTGAAATATCGGTCTTTGTGATTTGCCGGAGCACCTGTAAAAAATCGTGTCCTTTATTACTATTGAACGCTCCGGGCACATTTTCCCAAATAATGAAAGTTGGATATTTTCCATTTGTTGATTTCCTCATTTCGTATATTATTCGGATTGCTTCGTTGAACAATCCACTTCTTTCTCCTGCAAGGCCTGCTCTCTTGCCTGCAACGCTTAGGTCTTGGCACGGCGACCCAAAAGTAATTATATCAACAGGTGGGATTTTTGCGCCGTCAATATCTGTAACGCTTCCTAAGTGTTCAACATCGGGGAAATGATTTTTTGTAACCGCAATGCAGGACGGCTCAATTTCTGCCGACCATAAAGTTTTAATTCCTGCTGCTTCACCTGCAAGTGGAAAACCGCCTATCCCGTCAAACAAGCTTCCGAGTGTTAATTGTTTCATAATTCTCGATTTCCTCTTGTTCACTAATCAATATGTTTGGTGTATTTTATTTTCACACGCGTTTAACAACCTTGCTTTTGCTTGTGCTTCTTCTCGGTCAAAGAAAACCTTATCCAGGGAAAAATCTATACCGTCAAAATCGTATATCGTTATTTCTTTGCCGTCATACTCAAAACAAGAAACTTGCCTCTCGTCAACAAAGTAACTGGTATATTTTCCTTTTTCCAATCTTTGTGCAACAATATAAAAAACACTTTTCACTTCACACGGAAGCGTTATCGTTATTTTATTTATCTGCTGTTCAAGTGCTAAAATTGCCATTTCCTCAGCTCTTCGAGCCTCTCCAGAAAGCCCAAATTGATGTTTTCGCTTTATGAAGTAATTTAATGCGTCTACATAAGTCATTATTCTACCTCCTCAAACCACTTTTTGAAATCATTTAAACAATCAGGACACAAATCAATAAAACGGTTATTACAATAGAGTTCCCATGCTATTCTGTGTGCATTTATGTTTCCTATTTTCGTAAGTTTAGGCTTTTCATGCTCATAAAATTTTCCGCATCTATCACATTTTTTCGCAATCATTTTTTATTATACCTTTCTTTATTTGTGCCCGATGTCTGCCTGCCAATGTCAAGTAACGGTGGCAAGTGGCCTACTACAACCCTTGCCATAAAATCGTATTCCGATTACACCCTATGCCGTGTTGGTATCGGCAGAGCAGCACATCGCTTTTATGCGTTTATTTTTGTGATTGTTTTGTTAACCTCTTTGACGAATTTATCAGCCATTTCGTTGCGTTCCTCAATGGTGAAGTCGCCGCCTTTTTGGTTTTCGTCATAGTCAATATATGACAAGGTAATTATTTTGTAGTCTTCCTCGTCTACATTCCACCCTTTTGGGTGAATAGTCACGCACACGCAATTGGTATGTGGCGAGAGTGTAACAAATACTTCTTTCTCAATGTTCGTATTAAGATTGACTTTCATTGCTTCACAACACAGTTTGTTAATTGCTTGTGTTATCTTGTCTTTATATGTCGGACAATTCATTTTTTAACTCTCCTTTATTCGTATTCCGTGAATATAAAGCATTAGTTTACGCTTGATTATGTATTCGGGCGTTTTAAAGCCTTTTGTGTCCTCAACGATTGTTGCCCCACATTGCTCATAGGTGAAGTCTGCTTTATAAGTGCAGGCACGCTCGGCAACCTTGCCGTCAATCCTCTGTGCCGGAATGAGCGTATATGTTACTTGCCTCTGCAAGTTCTTAATAACACCCGCCCTTTCAAGGATTTTCAATTCGGCGTATCGTTGAGCTTCTTTCTTGCTGTCAAACATAATGCCGTCATATTCAGTTTTCTTTGCTTTGTATTTTTGCATATCTAATACCGTGGTTTTAAGATGTCATCTTTTAGGCTGGTATTTTCACGAGCTCTTTTTTTGATTGCTTCGAGGTCATAAGTCGGCGGTCTTGTTATCTCTCCCGATTTTTCCTTTCGGGTTATTTGTGACCTGCTCCATTTACGGCACATAGCTTTCCAGCTCCGCATCGGTGCTCTTGCAACCGTCCAGCCGTTACCCTCGTAATAATCGTAAAAGTCTTGCGCATTTGTTTTCAAGGAATTTTCCGAGATATACCGCTTGATTTCGTCAAGCGAGGGAGCACTTATAAACATATCCGTAGTTTCTTTAATAGTCTCTCTCTTATGTATATTCTCTTCATTCTCTTCATTTTTTTCATTCTTTTCATTCTTGTTATATAAAGAGTTTGTTGTTTGTTTGTTATTTGTTTGTTGTTTGTTTGTTGTTTGTTTGTTATTTGTTTGTTGCTCCGTGTCTATCAAGTCTTGATATTTCGCATAACCAAGCACTATTATGAGGGTATTTTTGTTTGTTGCTTTTTTGGAAATTTCGCCAGTTTTTTCTAATTTTTTTAGAGCCGAACGGACTTGTTGTGTTGTAAGCCCGTTTCGCGCCGCTATATCGGCAACAGAGGTCACAAAAGAGCCTTTTTCAATTTCGTGTCCGTGCCAAGCTGTGGCTTGATGATTAGCGTTTAAAATCAAATCAATAAATACACTCTTAACAGTCGGTTCATCGTACCATTCCCAATTGATAAACTTGCGGTGAAGCTTAACCCAACCCTGTTCTGCCACTTTTTACCACCTCTACGCTTCCGTAAGATAGTAACGGCTGTAAATAACGGGTTCTCCGTACCTATTTAAAGCTTTTTCTTGCTTAGAGGTGATGTTATACCCCTTGTGCTTTAAATCCCAAATACGCCCCGACAGGCGCGTACAGCCGTATTGTTCAAATGCTTCAAGGCTTGTTATACCTCCGTAAGTCCTCATATGTTCCAATATCTTGTTGCATTGAGAGTTAGTGCTACTCACGCTGATACCTCCTTACCGCCTAAAATGGCAAATCATCATCGTCAACGGGTTCAAAGTCCAAATTTATATTATCAGGTGCTTTGTAGCCCTCATTCTTTTTGTAAACCTCGTTTTCCGATTCGGCTTTTGAACCGCAGAAATGTACGCGATTAACAACAACCTGAAATGATGAACGCTTTTCGCCGTTTTGGTCTGTGTATTGACTTTGGTCTATTGAGCCTTCAACGGCAATCATAGAGCCTTTGTGGAAATAGCGTGAAATAAATTCCGCTGTTTGTCTCCACGCCGTAAAGCGTATAAAGTTTGCTTTTTTACCGTCTTTGCCGAACGGGTCATCAACGGCGATTGTGCCGGAACAAACCGATAAACCGCTTTGCGTTGATTTCAATTCAGGGTCAGCCGTAAGCCTACCCATAAGTACAACTACATTCATTTTTTTAATCTCCTATAAATAATTTTTTCCGAATATCTCTATAAACTGTTGTGTGCTCCAACCGTAATATTGCATAGCCGCTCGCTGCCCTATTCGGCGCAACTGTTGCATGGCCTCTATGTTGTGATGTACGCCGTTAGGCGGTTCGTTGTGGCAACTGTGGTGCAGGCGGACTTTAAGGCCGTATTTTTCGCTTTTTTTACGATATGCGCCGCCAAATATGTGGTGACACTCAAAAGCCCCATATCCGCCGCAGAGGAAGCACCTTTTATCGTTCTCGTCTTGCAATATGGATTTCATTTCCAACCTCCGATAAGCATCGCAAGCTCCGCAGGGGTCATTGTTTCAATTCCCTGTTCTTTACAATCTTGAACAACTAAATCAATAAGCCTATGCATCTGTGCTGTGTCATATGTACTGCTTCCGGAATAAAGAATTACATTTGTGCAGCCTTCCGTTTTGCTTTCAAAAGGCTCTGCTATCCAACCCAAGCCGTTACTGTTCCAACCTTGCATTAACGCCTCTAAGTCTTTGTCGCGAACACAAACAATGGTATTGTTGTCGCCGATTTCACGAACATAAGAGCGATATATTTCGCCTACGGGAATTTCCGTTTTAGCGGCGAGCTTGTGAGCCAACACCCAAAAATAAGCGTTAGCGTCAAGCGTGCGCCGCTTCTTGAATTTACAAAGCCTGCAAGTCAATTCTTGATTTTGCAATTCTTCGGTTTCGGTTATGTTCTGTGAGCTTTCAAGCGTTATCATCATTTTGCCCGTCAGCATATTGCGGGCAATATCCTTGATTTGGCATTGAAATTCCATTACATCGCCGCCAATCCGTTATAACAAGCCTCGTAATCAACATCGCTTAATTCCACAAGTGATGTTACTTTATACTTGTGGCAGAGCTTCTCAACTGCTACGCCCTTGCTTTCCGCAAGCTGAGTTAAACGCTCAACATCTTTTTTTAATTGCCCTTTAGGTGCGGATTGTGCCCTTGCATATCCAAATTTAAAGCAATCTTTTTTTGTCTTTTCGTCGTATATGCAAAGCTGAGTTATTACACCGTTTTCGTAGGCGATATGCTTAACAATGAAGTGGTCATTACAAGTTGACTTGCCGTTAGTGCCTGTTGTGATGTTGCAATCGTCACTTTTAACCCATATGAATGGTGCGGTATAGAGCGCAATTCCCAACCCCCAGTTAAAGCAGGCTCGTTTGAAACTGTCGCTGCTCTCACCTTTTTCTTTTTCGGTGTAACTTTCTGCGCCGCAATCATCTTTCCATATCCATTCATCGTCGTGCCTTATGCCAACCGAACAAAACAGGTTGCCTTTGCACTCATAATGTTTGCGCTGCCAGTTCCACTTTCCAACCGTTTCATTTAGGATGTTCATATCGCACCGCGCGTCCTTATAAAGAAGCAACGATACGCCGTTTGGCTTCGCCATAGCGACACGCACTTGTATTTCGTCCGCCCTTAATTCGCGGAATGTTAAATCTTTATTCTCGCTCATCTTTTTCCTTTCTTGCTTTATTCACAAACAAAGCTATTTCCATATTAGGAATGCCTGTTGTGTTATCATCGCCGTATTTGGCGATATATTCATCAATGTATTTATCCATATATCTGTTCCCGGAACTCGTCATTCAAGCAGTCAATGCAATAATCGTCGCCGTCAACACGGTAATAATAATCGTCACATTCACCACCGCATATGTCGCATATGACGGTTTTATCGCATTCTCTGCTCGTTCTGCAATTGTCGCAGTCCCATGGAGAACAGCCTCGTGCATTACAACGCTTCAAAAGTCGCTCCCCCCATTCAAGTATTCAAGCATTTTTTCCTCTTCGTCCTTTTCTTTGCGCTTGTATCGCTCATTAAATTCTTTTGTTGCGAACATATCAACGCTTGCCACCATGGCATAGCAGTAAATCATCGGATTTCCGTTTGCATCAAGTTTTGTTGTTGAACATATATGCGCATCGCAGGCGATTTCCTGCCCAACATTGAAGTGCTCCTTTATAAACTCACCGACCGCGTAATATGCTTTGCAACAGATGAAGTCTGCTTTTTTTCGTTGTTCGGGTACTTTCGACCAACGGCGCGGCACGGCAACCGAAAACCTTACGCAGCCTATCTGCGGGTTTTCGTATTCAACATCGGTTGCAAGCCGACCGACAAAGCTAAATGAGTTCATTTTATCCCTTTCATTGCGTATTCGTAGAACGCAGGCGCGAACACAAGCTTTGACTTGCCTAATTCGCAAGCGGGGAAATCATCCCGCTTAAATAAATTCTGCACGGTTAGCTCGCTCCACCCTGTCAATTCCATAACATCTTTAATTGTTAAGAAGCGAAAGAGCGTTTTTATCCTTTCGCCACTCTCCTCAATTTTTTGAAATGTGTTTAAAAGTTCAGCTGCCATTTTCAATTCCTCGGCTGCATTTGTTTCAATTCTCATTTTCTTTTTCCTTTCCGTTCACAACAAGCAAAAGTTCGCGGTTTTGGCGGGATAATTCCGCAGAATATGATTTGTAAAACTCTGCTTCGCTTTCCACATTATGCATATCGCTTATATATTGACTTATGATTTTGCAAGAACTTTGGCAAGCGTAATCTTCCTGCTTTTCCTTTGCTTTGTGCTTTTCGTCTGCGAGCGCAAGCGAAATTAAAAACACACCCGTAAAAATCGCGCCGATTACCACGCCTGCGCAAAATGCCGAAATCTCAATTTTTGCCATTCGTCATAATCTCCTTTAGAATCAAATCGTTATATACTTCGTTCATCGCTTGCATATCGGCGGTTGCTTGTTCCCTCATTTGTTCCTTTTCTGCTTTTCGTAGAAAATTACAAATAAGCTTGCTTATAAGCGTAGCCGGTACGGCTAAAAACGCGATTAAACCGATAAAAAATAGCCCTGTCAACATTATTTATCTCCTCATCTGTCCGAGCAATAAAGCCCACATACTGAATATTGTTACGCAAATTATTGTTGTAACTGCTATTGCTGTGTTCATTCTTCTACCTCCGTAAATTCGCCGTTTACAAGTTTGTAAAATACATTTTCTTTTATTTTCTTTCCGTCTACATATTCTGTCTTAACGCATACGGGGATATATCTGTTTTTATTTTCGTCATATTTCCACTCAGCGAGCGTTATCCAACAACCTTTTACAGACTTCACCATATTGTTTACACCGGCGCAACATATAACCGAATCTGAGCCGCTGTTTGCAATCCTGCTATCTGAGCCGCTGTTTGCAATCGTGCCACCTAAGCCGCTGTTT